AGAAATACTGAGGAAATTTAACGTCACTGTTGAGGTAGATGCTCAAGGAAACATTACGCAACATTACTACCCCTACTATAAGGACGAGAGTGTCGTCGGTTACAAGACCCGTAATGTGGCTAATAAATCCTTCTTTGCTAAAGGTAACATCTCTGAGGGTGGGTTGTTTGGTCAGAACGTATGGAATGGTGGTGGTAAGTACATCACCATTACCGAAGGGGAACTAGACGCTTTAGCAGTCTCTGAGATGTTTGACGGTAAGTGGCCTGTAGTGTCTTTGAAGACAGGTGCGGGTGGCGCAGTTAAAGACATTAAGGAAAATCTAGAGTGGCTAGAGACATTTGAGAATATCGTCATTTGTTTTGACCAGGATAGTCCAGGGAAACAAGCTGCCCAGAACGTACTACCTTTATTCTCTCATGGAAAAGTGAAGACTGTTTCCTTACCGCTTAAGGACGCAGGGGATATGCTTAAGGAAGGTCGGGTCCAAGACTTCATCAGTAGCTGGTGGAATGCTAAACAATACCGTCCTGTGGACATTGTGAGCCTGTCTGACGAGTCCTGTTGGGAAGCCTTCATTAAGCGTGGTACTGAGGAAATCACACCGTTTCCGGAAGCATATGGTACACTCAATGCCATGATGAATGGCGGTATAGCTGCAGGGGAAGTTACTGTGATCGGTGCTTTGACTTCCGTAGGTAAATCGACTATGGTATACAATCTGCTATATGGGATGGTTACTGAGTCAAATAAAAAGATTGGCGCAGTATTCCTTGAGGCGGATAAAGGTGAAATGGTTGAGCGTTTGATCTCGCTTCATGGCGGGGAGAATATCAGTCTAATTCCTATAAATGAACGTGACAATACCGTCTATCGTGAATTATACGAAGAGTTTATTTATGACGATAAGGTTCATTTTGTAGACCACCAAGGTTCTTCTGACGTAGACGAATTGTTTGGTAAGATGCGTTGGATGGTTAAAGGAATGGACTGTGACGTCATTATCCTTGATCCCCTCCAGGCTGCTGTTCAGTCTAACGAGAACGGCACTATTGATACCTTTATGGACCGTTGCCTGAAGCTGGCTAAGGAGACAGGGGTGTCCATTATTATTGTGTCTCATATGCGGAAACCTGTAGTTAAAGACCCTCATGACGTTAACGAATATGACATGAAGGGTTCCGGTTCAATCAACCAGATTGCATTTAACACTATCCTCCTAAGTAGGGATAAAATGTCTGAGGATGACTATGCCAGAAACAGCACTAAAGTTCAATTGGTTAAATGCCGACGCACTGGACGCACTGGACACGCTGGATGGTTATTCTATGAAGAAACCACAGGACGTATGGTTGCAGGTATTCCCCCAGAAGTAAAGGCCGTTGAAAATGAAGAGTTCTAGAAATAACTTCAAAGATTTACCTGGGTTTCCTAATGACCTAAACGAAGCAAAGAGAATACGAGACGTATATAATGGTTATCTAGGTAGAATAAACCAAGAAAATTATATTGAAGCGAGGACAGGACATTTATGCATGTCATGTGGTTTACCTTTCCCTAGTGAAGTATTGGATTTTCACCATGTTAATCCGTCTGAAAAAGAACACAGATTAGACATTAAAGTTTGGTTTGGTAATGGTGGACCAACTAAAAAAACACTTGACGAAGCTGAGAAATGTGTTATTCTATGTAAGAATTGCCATGCTCTAGAACACCTAGCTCTAAGGAACGGAGAGAGTATTTTAGATGATCAAGACGCTTACATTAGATATAGAGACAGACGAGTTACCCGCTACGAGAGTTTGGCTGCTTGGTGGGAAGAGTACTCTCAACGGGGAACGAATATATCAACATCCGTTTAGCGCGAATAACATAAAGGAGATTCAGAAATGGATAAACGAACACGATCAAGTCTGCGGTCACAATATAATCGACTTCGATATTCCCTGTATGGAAAAATTCTTGGGTTTATCATTCGAACAAGTAGACATCGTAGATACACTCCTACTGTCTAGGTTGGAAAATCCCTCTAGAGACGGTGGTCACTCTCTTAGGTCATGGGGGGAACGTCTTAAGTTTCCTAAGGGTGACCATAATGATTGGACTAAGGTTACGCCTGAAATGATTACGTATTGTCAACAGGACGTAAGAGTTACGGAGAAACTATATGAACATCTTACAAATCTATTGGCTGCATTTCCAGGCGATAGTATTGATCTTGAACATCAAGTTCAAAATATTATTAGTAAGCAAATCTCGTATGGCTGGCTCTTGGATCAAGAAAAATGCTACGGACTCCTGGCGAAGCTTAAAGAGAGACGTATGGACTTGGAAGATGAGGTTCAAAGAAAATTTCACCCTTTACCTAAATTCGTTAAAAGAATTACACCAAAAAAGAAAGCTGATGGTACTATTTCTATTGTTAATCTTAAGTTCCTTGGCGGGAATTGGGTTAATGTGGGTGGTGAGTTTTCTCGTGTTGACTTTCCGGAGTTTAACCTAGGTTCTCGTCAACAGATTGGAAAATATCTTCAGTTTTTTGGTTGGGTGCCTAAAGACTTTACGGAAAAAGGACAACCAATCGTAAACGAAGACGTCTTGTCTCATGTTAAGGACATTCCGGAAGCGCAGATGATAGCTGAATATCTCCTGGTCCAAAAACGTACATCGCAGATTAATTCTTGGCTAGAAGCTGTTAACCCTGAAGACGGTAGAGTACATGGAAATGTTAATTCTATAGGTGCGGTAACTGGACGTATGACGCATAATAATCCAAACATGGCTCAGGTCCCTGCATCCTACAGCCCTTATGGTAAAGAATGTAGAGCATGTTGGACCGTACCTAAAGGATACAAACTGGTTGGAGCCGACGCATCCGGTTTGGAATTACGAATGTTGGCACATTATATGAATGATAAGGAGTATACACATGAAGTCATCAATGGAGACGTACACACAGCAAATCAAAAAGCTGCTGGACTTGCAACAAGAGACGCAGCAAAAACTTTCATCTATGCTTTCCTCTATGGGGCCGGAGATGCTAAAATCGGAAGTATTGTCGGAGGCACATCAAAAGATGGAGCGAAACTCAAAAGCCTATTTCTCGACAATACTCCAAGTCTCCGAAATCTTAGAGAAAGAGTGGAAGCAGCCTGTGCTAGAGGGCATCTTCGGGGCCTCGACGGCAGAAAACTAATCATTAGGTCGTCCCATGCAGCCCTTAATACACTTCTGCAGTCTGCTGGTGCAGTAGTTATGAAAAAGGCGTTGACACTCTTAGATGAATATGCTACTATACATAATATAGAGTATCAGTTTGTCGGAAACATTCATGACGAATTCCAGGCTGAAGTCAAAGCAAGTCAAGCAGAGAAGTTTGGATGGTTAGCTGTAGAGTGTATTAAGGCTGCTGGTGAACGACTAGAATTGAAATGTCCTCTGGACGGTGAATATAAGGTAGGTGATACATGGGCGGAAACACACTAGAAACTCTCGTAGAGGATATTTATAGCCTTATGGAAAATCGTAACACGCCTGAAGGTGTGGACGTCGAGAAAGAAATCGAAAAGTTTGGCGAAGCAGTAAAGGACCTAATGAAGAAGGAGTTCTTACCGCATCAACGAGATGCCCGTAAGTTGCGTCTGTCTAGTATTGGTCGTCCTGAGCTTGTTCAGTGGTATGTTTACAATAAATTCCAAGGTGAAAAACTAAAACCTCATACCTACATTAAATTTATGTATGGTCATTTGATTGAAGAAATGTTGCTTTTCTTTGTTCGTATGTCTGGTCATAAAGTGACTGATGAACAGAAAGAGTGTGAAGTCAATGGGATTAAAGGCCACATGGACTGTAAGATTGACGGTGTAGTGGTAGACGTTAAATCCACCAGTAGTTTCGGTTTCCAGAAGTTCAAAGATCGTTCTCTAGCTGCTTCGGATGACTTTGGGTACGTTGATCAGATTAAAGCATACGCTCACTCCGAAGGTGAACGTAAGTGGGCTTGGTTAGCTATGGATAAACAGAATGGAAACTTGTGTGTTCTAGAATATGATCTTGACAATACCAATGATCCAATGTATGATTTTTATAGTGAAGATATTGAGGAGCGCGTTGAACACGTAAAAAAGTCTGTAAAGGCCGAAGACCGTCCCTCTCTATGCTCAGTTCCTATAGAGGACGGGAAGTCAGGCAATATGAAGCTTACCTCTCAATGTTCATATTGTCAGTACAAAAGGCACTGTTATCCAGAAGTAAGATGTTTTATTACTGGATCAGGTCCAAAGTTCCTCACTAATGTAGTAAATGCGCCTAAAAATCGACAAGGTGTGGTACATCCCGAAGTAAACCCGTTTGAATAATAAGGAGATCAAACATGGACTATAAGATCATTACAACCCCTCGTATTGACCGAATGGAACAGGAAGTCATTAAACACCTGAATGACGGTTGGGAACTGAACGGTAACTTGTTTATTGCTCAGTCCGGTGCTATGGCTCAGGCTATGACTAAGATTGGCAAACCGGCTGCTCGTCCGGCACCTAAGAAAGCTGTTGAAGAGCCTAAGAAAGCCAAGGGAGTGCCTTACGGTGGTAAGGTATCGGAATAAGTTCGAAGAGCGTACTGCAGAGGTCCTAAGTGGCCTCTGCGAGTACGAACCAATCACCGTTCCCTATACTGTTAATAGGAAGTATATTCCAGACTTCGTTGGTGAATATAATAACGTACAGCTTCTATTTGAATGTAAAGGATATTTTAGGATTGGAGACGTACAGAAATATAAAGCCATTCGAGATTCATTAGCTAAAAACCAAGAATTGATTTTTATTCTCTACGAGCCACTTAAGAAAGTCAGAAAAAACGGTAAGATTAATATGGGACAGTGGTGTGATAAAGAAGGAATTCGATGGTTTACTTTGGA